GGTTGTGGCAGCTGCCAGTTATCCTATTTCTGTGGTACATGATTCCTTTGGTTGTCATGCAGGTAATATGGGCGATCTATTCATGCTGGTCCGTGAACAGTTCGTCAAGTTTTATGCTCATGACCCGCTACTTAGCATCCTCACTGAAAATGATGCTGCTGACCTGCTTCCAGATCGTGGAAGTCTTGATGTGAACCAAATCCTGTTTAGTGACTACGCATTCTGCTGATATGACTTTTGCAAATAAAATTCGACACATCAATGGCGACATCTCTCTGTCCTATCCGATGAAGCCGGCCTTCGTCAAGACAGATAAGTTTGTTCAAGGTGGATACGCCCGTGATGTAGCAAATGGCGCAAGCATCATGAAGGTGCTGGCTGTGGCCTCTGATGGCAGTGTGAAGCTTGTCAAGATCTTCGACACTAACTACGGCCGCATCCTGGGTAAGCGTCATGGTGCCTACGCAAAAGGTCACAGGGGATTCTGGATTGAGCCGAACAATCCTCGATTCTGGACCCGGTACACTCCTGCAATGCCGACTAAGGAGTCTAAACTGTCGGTGGAGCGTCTTGAAAAGGCACTCTATGTTTATCGTTTCTTTGCCCTGAATGGCGTCTAATGAACACCAGATTTGTTGTCTGTCGTGGTGAATCTGCTGCAGGGCTCGCCGCAGAGGTGCAACATTACTTTAATGAGTACAATGTTGTTATTTTGAACAATCTGCAGGTGGTCACTGTAGATTTCGGTAATCGATGTGAGCTTCGTTTCTATCAATCACTGACATATGATGCAGACACTCTCAAATCCGTTAACCGCAGCTGACTTCCCAGTTCCCAGCTTCTTTGATGAGTCACTGAAGTTGATGGGGATCGAGGCGCCTACTCCTGTTGACGTTAAAGCACAGTGGTCTCTCTTCCTGGGTTGTAATCTTAAGGGATGGAATGATCACTGTAAGCCTTACCTGAGTGACATCCTTCAGAGGATTCGTAAGGCTATCCAGAAGGTAATCCATAGTAATGGTCGTTACCAGATCAGTATGGCAGGCGGTGATTGTCTCTATTGGATGAGAGATGGTCAAATGGTTGGTAATGAATACATGAACACTGATGCTGGCTGGGTTTTAATGATCAAACCAGTTAATATTGGTAGTGTGATCAGTAGTATGTTCCATGAGGAGTTCGATTGTGGATGGCATGTAGAACGTAGAGAACAATAATTTCCAATAGACCATTTCTTCAGTGGTCGACAGTAGTATCCGTATTAGGTTACATCCTTAGGCGTTCCACCAGGGGACGCTAAAGCTATTGGCACAGTGCCTACAGCTGTAAAAATATAATTAAAGGATTAAACTAAAATGGCTATTCTGAAGAACGTTCAAATGTATTGGGTCAAGTGCGATCCGGATCGTCCTAACGCAAAGATGGACAAGGACAAGCCCCAGTGGGAAGTCCAGATTCGAACGAAAGACAAGAACCAAGCTGCTGAATGGAAGGCCAACCACATCAAGGTCACTCTGGTTGAGGGTGATGATGGTGTGTACTATCGTGCAAACCTGAAGAAGAAGGCGAAGAAGAAGGATGGTACGCCCAATACCGCCCCTGAGTTCGTCAATGGTAAGCGCGAGTATGTCGATCCCAATACCGTTGGTAATGGTAGCATCGGTAACATTCGTATTTTCAGCTATGAGTATCCGAGTGCTGCTGGTCCCAAGATGACGTCTATGCTGATGGGTGTCCAAGTGACGACCCTGAATGAGTATGTCCCCAAGAAGCGTGATGATGAATGGGATGAAGTTGAGACCGTGGTCAATAAGGCCGGCGGTATGCAAGACAATTCTGATGAAGATGATGCCGTTCCCGGTGGCGGTGACGATCCCGCATTTTGATAACTGACTAGATAGTCGATAAAGCCTGCTCTTCGGAGTGGGCTATTTTACCAAACACATGCACGTAATTAAAGAAGATAAAGCAGCACCAATCAAGCTGTGGGTTGACACTAAAGATGAAACCCCCAATGTGGAGGATTCAGCCCTCACACAGTTGAAGAACCTTGCTCGACTGCCTCCAGGTATGATTCCCAGGAACGGCATCGCAGTCATGCCTGATGTTCATGCTGGAATCGGCTCCACTGTCGGTACTGTGATTGCACTCCGTAAAGCAGTCATCCCGGCAGCTGTGGGTGTCGATATCGGCTGCGGCATGGTTGCAGTCCGGACCACACTGATGGCTGAGGATCTTCCTGAGAGTCTCAAGAAACTCCGGGATCAGATTGAGCGTGATGTCCCTGTTGGTTTTAACGCCTACAAGCGTGATACTGATATGGAGCAGAACTGGAATGGTCGTCATGGATTATTCAGTCGATTCAGCGAGCTCTCCAAGGAGTTCAGCCAGATCGAGATGAAAGAATCCAAAGTCACCGAACAACTCGGTACTCTCGGTGGTGGTAACCACTTCATTGAAATTTGTCTGGATAGGGCTGGTTGTGTTTGGATTATGTTGCACAGTGGTAGCCGTGGTACTGGTAACATTATCGGTCGTCATTTTATCGGACGAGCCAAGGAAGACATGGAGCGTCATCACATCGATCTTCCTGACCCTGATCTTGCTTACCTTGTTGAGGATGGCCGTTACTTTGGCGACTACCTGAAGTCAGTCAGCTGGGCTCAGGACTATGCGCGTGAGAACCGTGCTGTGATGCTTGAGCGTGTGATTGCTGCAATGCGTCGGGTCATCGGCAAGCCATTTGAGCTTTATGATGAAGCCATCAACTGTCACCACAACTATGTTGAACAAGAGTCCCACTTTGGAGAAAACCTTTACGTCACTCGCAAGGGTGCTGTCCGAGCCCGATCTGGTGATCTTGGCATCATCCCTGGCAGCATGGGTCAGCGAAGCTACATCGTTCGGGGAAGAGGCAACCCGGAGTCATATTGCTCATGCTCTCATGGCGCAGGTCGAGTCATGTCACGAAAAGAAGCTGGGCGTCGATTCACCATTGAGGATCTTCAGAAACAGACTGCAGGAGTGGAATGCAGAAAGGATGCGGAGGTCATCGATGAAATTCCTGGAGCGTATAAGGACATCGATCAAGTGATGGAAAACCAGAGGGATCTGGTTGAGGTTGTTGCTGTGTTGAAACAAGTTCTCTGTGTCAAGGGCTAAATGTACAAGATTCTTATTGTGATCACTCATCCTGAGGGAGGCGTCTCTTCTCAAGTCATTTCGTTTGATGATCGGGATGAGGCAAACACGGCTGCTGAACAAGCCAACTCGATGGATATTGGCCGAGGTGATATTCATGTGACGAAGCTTTATTCTCAATGGGGCTACTAATGTTCCGAGCTCTTCTGGCCTTCCTGTTGCTGGCCACAACGTTCTACTTCCTCTTCACTAACTTGTCAATCCTCAAGGATGTCAAGCTGTGGAAAGTGGTGGGTCTGGCGGCCCTGAGTTCCGCCGTTGCAACGGTCTTTATGACTGCGTTTGTGTTCTTGTTTAACTAATTGTTCAAAATGAAAAAGATTTTTGCTGCTCTCGCAATCGCTATGTCTGTCGCTGCCTGCTCGCCGGTTCACACTGGCTACGTGGGTCTCCGGACGGACTTCAACAACCAAGTTGTCGATCGCGAGATCACTGAGGGACAATGGGCTCAGCACCTGGTTGGATCGGTCGAGGAGTTCCCGATTCGAGAAGTCGGCATTGTGTTGAATGATCGACGTCCAATCACCGCTGAGAACACTCCGCTGGGTGATTTCGATGCCACCATCACGTACAACATCAATCCCGGTAGCGTGAGTGAACTCTGGGCCAAACGCAGCCGTACCTTCCATGGGTATCATGCTGATACGAGGGAGTGGCATCTGATGGAGACTCGTCTGGTGACCATGGCTGATAATGCCATTCTCCGGACCATTCGACAATACAAGCAGCTTGAGGTGAACGACAAGCGTGATTTGATCGAAAAGGAGATCCTGTCGCATCTGAACGATGAGCTGGCCAAAGAGCATATTGATGGTAATATCGTGATCAATAGTGTTGTGGTTAAAGCCATGACGCCTCATCCGGATATTCTGAACTCCGCTCTGGCAGTGGTTCGTACCCAGAACGATCTGAAAGTCAAGCAGAATGAAGTTGACATTGCAAAGAAAGAAGCCGAGCGTATGGCTGCACTGAGTGCCAATAGCCAGCAATCAATCGCCTACATGGATGCTGAGGCTCGTCGTATGATGGGTCAGGCCATGCTGGCTGGTAAGGTGAATACCATTGTGGTCCCGATGGACTTCAAGGGAATTGTGAATGTCAAGTAAAGAGCTTTGCCCATTGTATCTGGAGTGGGCTATCGAGCATATGGTGGCGATCAATAAAGCCATGTATGATCTATCCAGATTCTCCAATCTGAATATGTCTGGCATTATTCAGGCAATTTTTGCAGAGCGGCAAAAGCTGATTGATACGGATGCCAATTACAAAAAGGCATACGAGATCCTTGTCAGTATTGGCCTTCAAATTCCAGAGGATGATAATGACAATTATGATGAAGATCTGGAATTGATCTACAACACACTGAGAACTAAACCGCACTGGTCATTCCAGCATAAAGACAAGGCAGTTGAATCTGTCGTAGATGGTTAATAACTTCTACAAGATTGTCTTCAAGAAACCCGTCCCGAGCTTCATCATTGGATTCTTCAAGGATGGACCCGGACGGGTTTTAGGATGCGAAGACGTGAGTTTGTCAATCGATAGGCTCACACTGAGGCTTGAGACCAGTCAATCCATTTACCATGTCATCAAGGAGATTGCTCCCTGTGTGGATGTGGAGGACATTGGTCTTATTGTGCAAAAGACAACATTTGAACCCGATTGGTTGAAGCAGTTTGAAACCAAAATAGTACCGGGGCGACAAGCACCATGAAAGAATTTACTGTATACCTCGGTGGCCCAATGGAGGGTGTCAGTCATGAACTAATGGTTGGTTGGAGACAACTGGCGAAGTTCCGGCTTGGTGATAATGGTATTGATTACCGAGATCCCTGCCGCCGAATTGCTTTCCATGCACCTGGAGAGCTTGTTGATCAGAATCGAGCACGAATGGTGTTCCGAGCTGATTTGAGAGACATTGATGAGTGCGATGCTGTACTCGCTGACGTCCGTCGTAAGCAAGGTCGCGGGACCGGCACCTCGATGGAAATAATGTATGCTTGGATGAAGCATAAACCAATCTTCCTGTGGGCTGACCCGGAAGATGAGATTCATCCCTTCTATGAGTCCATGTACACTGAGAAACACTTCACCCTTGAAGCGACTCTCAATTCTATCATCGATTTTAAGCAGTAATCATAGATGCCCTATATTGACATTGAATCCCAGCGTAAGTTTGCAGCCCTTGACGTCGCTCTTGAGAGTATCAAGCTGACGACTCCTGGAGAACTGAACTACGCACTGAGCCAGGTGATGATCAACTATCTCACCCGGAATGGAATCTGTTATGCGACCATGAACGACATTGTTGGTGCCACTGAGGGTGCCAAGGCTGAATTCCAGCGACGGATCGTGAATCCGTATGAGAGCCAGAAGGCTTATGAAGCCAGTATGGTTGGTGGCGATATTTATGAGAAGGTGGCTCTGTGAAAGTAACGACTAAATTTGCTGTGGCTGTCCTGGTTACTGATACGTATAAGCTTGTCTGTAAGAAACAAGACAGTGGTACGTATTGGTTCAGAGATGAGTTTGATGCTTATGCTCTGAAAGCTCGTATGGAGCTGAATTTCCCCACAGCTGAGTATGTAATTGTGAAACGCGTTAAGTAAGAGAAAAGAATGAGCAATAACAATAAGAGCGCCGAGCACGGTGCCGCACTGACTGCCGTCAATAATGTTACGAACGGCGGTGTTGGAGATTCTGGTGGCCGTAATTACTACAAGGACATTGTCCCAGGTTACGAATACATGCAGCTGATGGAGCATGTCCTGGGTCATGAAGGTGTGGTGGGCCATCTTAAAGGGCAGATCTTCAAGTATCTGTCACGAATGGGTAAGAAGGACAGTGGCGTCATGGAGGCGACCAAGGTTGCGTGGTACAGTGCATATCTCCGTGACTACCTGCGTCGTCATGAAATTGGTGCAACTCCGTACAAACCTGCACCTCCTGAGCCGCAGCCGTACAGTCCGCTGATCAGGCACATCATCCCCACGGATGGTATCTGTACTGCGCAGACTGGCCCGAGTGTGATGGACTTTGGCAGTACGAAGATTCGTGCCGCTGATTTCATCATGACTGGTACTGCTAGTGCCAATCTGGGCCATATTGCCTGATGCGTCTCCTGTTCGACATTGAAGGTAATGGCCTTCTGCCCACGGTATCCATCATCTGGATGGTGTGCGTCACTGATCTCGATACTAAAGAAAAGTATGTGTTCTGTGATGGTGCATTTGAAGCTGGTGTGCCTGGTGCCCGACCGACGATCGAATTCAGACATCTGTTCGATCGTGCAACTTCGCTGACTGGTCATTTTATCCTTGGATATGACCTCCCAGCACTCAAGAAAGTTCTGAACTATGAGCCACCGAAGCATGTAAAGATCATTGATACGATGATCATGTCTCAGGTCCTGAACTACAAGCGCTTTCCTGGCGCTCGACATAGTCTCAAGGTCTGGGGTGAACATCTGGGCTATCCGAAGGTGGTGCATGAGGAGTGGGACAAGTACTCACCTGAAATGCTTCACCGATGCGAGGTTGACGTTGAAATCAACCTGAAAGTTCTTGAGAAAGTCACTGGTGAGCTTAAGAGGCTCATGGACAAAAAGCCGTATCTGGCAAAGTCGCTCCGAGTGGAGCATGATGTCCTTGAGTTCTGTAGTCTTGCTGAGCAGAATGGCTGGCTATTCGACATTGAAGGGGCTGAGAAGCTCGTCGAGGAACTGGCTGTTCGAATGAAAGAGATTGAGGACGAAGTTGAGCCCATGCTCAAAGTCGAAACCAAGCTCATTGACAAAGAACCAAAGAATCCGAAATGGATTAAGAGTGGCAACTATGACGCCCACACAGCGCGCTATTTTGGAATCACTCCTGACCGAGGGAAGGAAGAGTTCCCTCCAATCTGGGGGCCATATCAGCGATTTGAGTACGTCCAGCCAGATCTTGGTAACATCGACTCTGTCAAGGGGCTCCTGTACAGTTTTGGATGGGAACCTGATGATTGGAATTGGACCAAGGGAGCCAACGGACGCCCTGAGAAGGGCTCTCCAAAGCTCACCAGTACTAGCCTCGCACTTATTGGTCCGGTCGGGGAAAAGCTGGATACCTACTATACCCTTAGAAGTAGGCACCAAATCGTCTCTGGATGGATTGCGAATGTGGATCGACGAACTCGCCGAGTCCACGGTGAGTGTTTCACGATCGCAACGCCCACCGGTCGTGCACGCCACAACGGAATCGTTAACGTCCCGTCAGCAGATGGCAAGAGCCTCTACGGCAAAGAAATCCGCAAGCTCTTTATTACAGAGCCTGGTTGGAAGATTATCGGAGCAGACAGTGCCGGTAATCAGATGCGAGCCTTCTGTCACTACCTAGGTAACGAGGAGTACACCAATGAAGTACTTAATGGGGATGTTCACACAAAGAACATGCTCATCCTTCAAGAGATTGTCCCTACGGCAGAGCGTGGAAAACATGCAAAACCGTTCCTTTATGCTTTTCTGTTTGGTGGAGGCAGTGAAAAGCTTGGCCTCATTCTCACCGGTAAGCGTGATGCGAAAATTGGGAAGCGTGCTAAGGACAGGTTTGCAGAAAAGACACCGGGTCTAAAGCAACTAATCCAGAAGATTGGAGCAATTTATGAACGAACTTCCGAGGTTGGGGATGCCTGGATTCCGGCCCTGGATGGAAGACGGATCTATACTGACTCTCCGCATAAGTCGCTTAACTACCTGCTGCAATCGTGTGAGGCGATTACTTGCAAGGCAGCTGTATCTCAGATTATGCGCAAGCTTAGGGAAGAAAACATCCCCTGGCGAGCTCTTATCTTTTACCACGATGAAGTGGAATTTGAGGTACCTGAGGCATTTGCGGAAAGAGCTGCGATTATCGCAAAAGAGGCTTTCCGAGATGCGCCGAAGGAGTTTGGTGTGATGATCATGGATGGTGAAGCAAAAATTGGAGATAGTTGGTATGACGTCCACTAATGGAAGAAAAGAAATGAAGCTTGAATTCAATCCGGATGAGCAGCAAACTTTCATGAAGGCTATGGTGACTTCTGAGAGGTACTACACTAGCGTGGCGAATGACCCTGAGATTCCGTATGAAGGTCAGAAGGCAGCACGGGAGATGAAATTGAAGTTCATCAAGCTGCAAGAGAAAATGGTTCACAAACAACTCGGTCTATAATGAATAATCTGGCTCTGTTCAATGGCCCTCTCCTGGACAATCCCACTCAGGAAGTGGAACTGGAATTCCGAACGTACTCTGGTGGTGAGGAGCATGTGCGCATTCTGGGTCGGCCCGGTGGCACTGCAAACTATGTCATTGTTGCTCGGTTGAAGAGCAGCAGTGATGTGATGCGTCTGGTGCTGTTAGTGGACGCAGTTCGACGCTGGGACCAAACCCAGCCCCGGATCGCCCTGCATCTTCCGTATCTGCCGTATGCCCGCCAGGACCGTGTCTGTAACCCTGGTGAGTCCCACGCAGTCGGCGCCTTCTCCCACATCATCAATGGTCTGAAACTTCATGCAATCCAACTCTGGGACTGCCACAGTGACGTCGGAGCTAGTCTCCTTGACAATGCGTTCAACAGTGGGCTCACTGAAATCTGGACCAAATTCTGTGTCTACGATCAGTCATTCGGAAAGGTTATCGATGAGTCGATTCTTGTCAGCCCAGATGCAGGAGCTAATAAGAAAGTCTACGGAGTTGCACGGTCTTTCAATCGGGATTTCGTCCGAGCCGACAAAGTCCGAGACACCGCAACGGGTAACATTGTTGAAACCCAGGTGTACGGACTTGACGGACACAGCTCTGAAAGACCTCTCCTGGTCGTTGACGACATCTGTGATGGCGGGCGCACCTTCATCGAGCTAGCGAAGGTTCTGGAGAATCATGTTCATGAGCATGTTCCTCTGTATCTGTATGTGACCCATGGCATCTTCAGCCAGGGGTATGCACCGCTTCTAGCTCACTACGATAAGATCTTTGTTGCGAACAATCTCCAAAATGACCGATTCTTCGAAGTTATCGAAAGGTAAGAAGGTTCATTACTACGATCCCAAGTTGAGCGTGGTAAATCCTCTCACCTTCCGTTCTGTTCTCCACAGGACTGATCCTCCTATGGCCCCTGGTCATATGTGTATCACGACTCCCGTCCTTCGCTATGACGTTGAAACTGGCGAAATTGAAACTCTCAACACGATCTATAAAGTTCAAAAATGACCATCCGTGTCTTTCCTCCCCACGCAACTGATTTCTACAAGACTGGCCACCCGTTCCAGTATCCCAAGCTGACTCAGGAAATCTACCAGAATATGACGCCTCGGAGCAATCGTCTCCTGAGCTATCATGGTCTGGACAACAAGCACGTTGTGTTCTGGGGTCTGCAGATGGTCATCATGAACTATCTGATCAATACATGGGATGAGGAATTCTTCCAGAAGCCCAAGGAGTGGGTGCTGGGCCGCATCAAGCGTCGTATGGATCGTGCTCTCGGTGAGGGTGTGGTGACTGTGGACCACTTCGCACAACTGCATGATCTAGGCTACCTGCCGATCAAGATCAAGGCACTTCCCGAAGGTAGCCTGGTTCCGTACAAAGTCCCGATGTTCACCATCCGGAACACTCTCGATGAATTCTTCTGGCTTCCGGGCTACCTTGAAACTGCAATCAGTGCCGAACTGTGGAAGATCTGCACGACTGCAACCACAGCTTATGAATTCCGAAAACTACTCAATTCCTATGTTGAACTCACCGGTGCTCCCAAAGAAGGGGCGGCTTTCCAGCTTCATGATTTCTCTGCTCGGGGCATGTCTGGCCTCATTGATGGCGCTATGTGTGGCACTGGCCACCTCCTTAGTAGTGCTGGCAGCGACACAATCCTGGCATACGATCTTGTTGAAGAATTCTATGGAGCGAATGCTGATGTCGAATTCATTGGTGGTGGCGTCCCGGCAACGGAGCACTGTGTCATGTGTGCAGGGATTGCAACGACTGACGAACTGGAAACATATCGTCGTCTGCTGACCGAGACCTATCCTAAGGGTATCGTCAGTATTGTCAGTGACACCAATGACTACTGGGATGTGATCACTCGTATCGTTCCGACGCTCAAGCCTGAAATCATGGCACGTCAGAAAGATGCTCTGGGATTCGCTCGGTTGGTTGTTCGTCCTGACAGTGGCAACCCCATTCATATCGTTGCTGGCTATCTCCCGCACGAGTACAGCCGCCGACCTGGGGACGCTAAAGATACATTCGTGTGCAAGGCGACCGGCAACACGCTCACTGAGGCAGAGATCAAGGGTACTTATGAGTGCCTGTACGATACCTTCGGTGGGACGGTCAATGCCAAGGGCTTCATCGATCTTGATGAGCACATCGGTGTGATTTATGGTGACAGTATCACCTACGATACGGCACAGGAAATCTATCAGCGTCTTGCCCAGAAGAAGTTCAGTATCAGCAATCTGGTTCTGGGCATCGGCTCCTTCACTTACAACTATGTGACTCGTGACACTCACGGGTTTGCCATCAAGGCAACGCATGGTATCTTTGGTGGTGAGTTCAAGGTCATGAAGAAAGACCCGAAGACTGACATCAATCAAGTGAAGAAGTCCGCTGAGGGTTTCCTCCGTATTGAGATGGTTGATGGAGAGTACAAACTCTTCGACAATCAATCAACAATTCAGGAAGAAGAAGGTGAATTGAAAACCGTGTTTGAAGACGGCAAACTGGTTGGATTCACCACACTTGCAGATGCGAGGGCTCGACTTGGGGTTTTCTGAAAAAGCAAAGAGGTATCACGAATTCCACATGGATGTGGCAAAACGTGCTGCCTTGCTATCATTCGCTGAACGGCGAAAAGTGGGATGTATTGCTGTTAAAGACGGCAACATTCTTGGTTATGGATTCAATGGAACTCCTGCAGGACACGATAACAAATGCGAAGATGACAATGGAGTGACACTGGATACTGTGGTTCATGCTGAAGATAATCTGATCAAGAAATTGGCTGCAGATGAAAAGAAGCGTGGTCGAGTAACAGGTTTAGTCCTTTACAACTGTGATGTCTATGTGACAAAAGAGCCATGCCTTAATTGTGCTAAACTTTTGCACAGTCATGATGTCAAACGAGTCTTCTTCACCGAAACAAGTCTGAGTAAGGCTGGTGAAGGCATCAAGTATCTGGAAGACAGGGGAGTTATGACTTACCAGTTCTAATAATCTAAGTGAACAGCAACAATAAAAAGAATAACTATGCTCGCCCTAATTGACGGAGACCCGATTGTATACGCTGCAGTCTGGGGCCGGTCACTAGGGGACGCTAAAGCACGTGTCCTATCGCTCATTGAGGAAAATGTCGAGGCTACTTACAGCAACGACTATATGATTGCGGTGGGCACCAGTTTCAACTTCAGGGATGACATTCATCCTTTCTACAAGAAGAGTGCAAGTCGAGAAAAGAGTCGTGAGTCTAAACCTGAGTGGTTCGGTGAAATTATTGAATTCCTTCGGGAACAACCAAACATCGTTAAATGCATCGGGTATGAGGCTGATGACCAACTTCGAATGTGGAGTGAGCAAGCAAGGTCTGCTGGTGATCCCTATGTGATCTGTTCCATTGATAAAGACCTTGACTGCATTCCAGGTACGCACTATTCGAGTAAGACACGAGAGACGTATGAAGTAACAGAAGAAGAAGCCAACCATTTTTACTGGCAACAGATGCTCCAAGGAGATAATGTTGACAATATTCCAGGTCTACCAGGTATTGGACCGAAAAAAGCTGCTAAAATCCTTGAGGGGGCCAGCAGCAACGAAGAACGCCGCACGCGCGTAATTCAGGCGTATAAAGATAAGTACCCTGATGATTGGAAACATGCTTTGCTGTTTAACGGTAAGCTGATCCATATGTGGCGTTTTAACAGTGATCATTTCGTTTTGAACTAATTTTAAAGAGATATATACATGACCGACATCAACAACACCCAAGTCCAAGAACAAGCCAACACCGACACCGCTGTCAAAGCGAAGCGTGTGAAGACGACCATCGAAAAGAAGGATCTGACGCTTGAGAAGGCCGCCGAAATGCTGGAAATTCGTTCGGTGGAAACGGGTGCTCCCGCTGGTGAGGACGGCGTTGTGCCGACCAGCAAATTCCTGTTCTGGAAGAAGGACACCGCTGTTGCCAAGGGAGGCAGCTTTGCGGGTTCGATTCGTCCCGCTGACAGCTACTACAGCGTGGTGCTCTTTGGCACGAACTACTCCGGCAAGCAACTGATTCATTTCCTGGAGAATGAAGGCAAGTGGCCGGAAGCTGTGCTGCGCACGAAGAAGGATGGTACGACTGCTGCGGCTAAGGAAGCCAAGCCGAAGGCCCTGCGTGAGTTCAAGCTTCCGACGGCGGAAGAGATCGCAGAAGCGAAGCGTCAAGCTGCTGAACGTGCTGCTGCTCGCAAGGCCGCTGCTCCGAAGAAGGATGCCCCGGCTGCTGAGACGGCTCCGGAAGTGGCTGGCGATGCCCCGGCTGCAGACTCTCCGGTTGCTGATACCACCGCTGACCTGGACAGCACGACGCTGTAATTCCTAAGTGACCAATCCAAAACCGACGACAGAAGCGGTGGATAATGGTCACTGGAAATTTCCTGAGCAATTAGACTTTAATAAGGCCTTTGGTTTCATTTACTTGATTCGTGAACGTGAAAGCGGACTGATGTATATCGGTCGCAAGAACTTCAAGAGTCTCGCTAAAGCGACCAAAGGCCGTTCTAGTAACTGGCGAGTATACACAAGCTCGTCCAAGAAACTCAATGAACTAATCGAAGCAAAAGGTAAACAGGCTTTCCAATTTATTGTGCTTGAACAGTATTACACCGCTGGTGGAATGGGATGGGCAGAAGTGTGGTCACAATGTATTGTGGAAACACCAACCAATTCTAAGTTTCTGAACGGAAAGATCGAGGGGATCCAATGGAGCTCCAAAGAGGTAATCACACAGAGGCACAGAGATAGATTGGCAAAGATTCTGACTTGGTAATGGGACAGCTAAAAGGCAACTATCCGTGTTTGAACCCTGAGTGTGGCAGCAGTGATGCAATGAGGAAGTATGATGATGGTCATGCACATTGTTTCAGTTGCAACAAGCATTTCAAACTAGATGGCCAAGAACAAGAAGAATTTGAAGTTGTGAGCACTAGTAAACATGAGAGTCTTGAGGAAATCCAGTCCTATCCCGTAAGAGGATTCAAGGAGCGTGGCATCACCAAACAGGTGTGCGACTTCTTTAAGGTTAAAGTCGGATATGGTGAGTCCGGCGAAATTAATGAACATTACTATCCCTATGGTACAGGTGGTAATGTGACAGGTTATAAGGTCCGCAAGGTCGCAGATAAGAGTTTTTACTCTAAAGGCACTTTGACGGGCCTTTTTGGTCAATCGCAATTCAATGGTGGAAAGCGATTGATCATTACTGAGGGTGAGCTGGATGCCATGACCGTGGCCCAAGCAGCCTTAGATAAGTATGGTAAGATCTATCCAGTCGTATCGATTGCAAGTGCCACAAACATAAAAGAAGTTCTGGCGCAACGAGATTGGATTCGTAGTTTTGATGATGTAGTATTGTGGCTTGATGCAGACGAGCCTGGACAGAAAGCAACTGAGGAACTTGCCCGTATTATCGGCATCGACAAGGCGCATATTGCCAAGGCATCTGAGAAGGATGCAAGCGATGTATATACGAAGCATGAGGGTGACACCAAGGCTAAGGCCGAAGCTGTCATGTCAGTTGTGTTCAATGCAAAGAAATGGTCTCCTGCAGGGATCATCAGTTCGGCTAATACTTGGGATAAGTATAAGAACCGAACAACGGGTGAATACATCCCGTACCCACCATTCGCTCAGACACTGAACGATAAGATTTATGGTCGCCGACTTGGCTCGATCACACTCATCACCTCTGGAACAGGTATGGGTAAGACGAGCTTTGTTAAGGAAGACCAGTACCACTTGCTTAAGACTCGACCGCATGATGAGAGGATTGGTGTCCTTTCGCTTGAGGAAGATGTTGGAGAAGCAGTGGAGCTCATTATGGCTCTGGAGGCCAATAAGCGAATCTCCCTGCCTGATGTCAAGGCCCTGCTGACCGAAGACGAAGAACGGCGTTATTGGGAAGCAACTATGGCGAGTGATCGCTATATGTTCCTTGATCATCAGGGCTCTGTCGGAGATGATAGTCTCATCAGTAAGATGGAGTTCATGATCCTGAGTGGTTGCAAGTTCCTATACTTGGACCACATCACGATTGCAGTGAGTGAGAGCGGTGAGGGTGATAAGGTGAATGCTGCAATTGATAAGATGATGAGTGACATCCTCAAGCTTGTCAAGCGGTACAATGTCTGGATCTGCGTAATCAGCCACCTGCGTAAAACTCCGAACACTAAGAAGTCGTTCGAGATGGGTGCTGTCCCGACTGAGGATGATCTTAAGGGATCAGGTGCTCTCAAGCAGATTCCGATGCAGACATTTGCAATGAGTCGTAATAAGATGGAAGAAGATCCTCGTAAGAGAAACACATCCAAATTCTGGATTCTAAAGGATCGATTCACCGGCCGTACTGGTTATGGCTGCTCGTTTATATTTAATGATACAACCGGACGGTTGAATGGTGTGACTGCAGAGTCTGAAGAGTTTGAGATTGAGATGTAATGGAAACACATAAAGTATTTGCATTTGATAGTGATACTGGTAAGTATGCGGAATATGTGTTCCCTACTTATGAAGAGGCCCGCGTGGCCTACAATACATTCAAGGCAATTGAAGAAAAAGTGATGCTCTTGACATCTTATATGGGTGCAACCATCTCCGCTGATCTCCTGAATCTTAAGGGCAATAAGTGTCTGCACCATTGATCCCACAGTGGGAATTAGATCTCCTGATTGAAACCATCCAGGATGAGGGTGAACTGGAGGCGTTCTTTAATGACCCTCAAAACACTGATGGAATTTGGACTGATGAACAGCTTGAATTCCTGATTGTGTATTGGCTCAATGCCAACGGTTGGGTCGAAGTACAATAATGAAATGACAAAGTACTACGACATTGAAATTGATTATGAGAGAGACAAACTTCTAACAAGTTACGCAGTTGACATGTTGATGGAGTTTTACTCACTTCCCGGTGAGAAGTCTCCTCAAGAACTGTACGCCCGAGCTGCACGAGCTTGGAGTACTTATAAAGGGAAAATTGACTATGCTCTTGCTCAGCGCCTTTATGACTATGTCAGCAAGCGTTGGTTTATGTTTGCTAGCCCTGTACTATCCAATGCACCGAGCATGGATGGTAAAGTGCGTGGAATGCCTATCAGCTGCTTCCTTGGCTATGTTCCTGATACTGTCCCTGGTCTCATTGATCACAGCACTGAGCTTCGATGGCTTAGTGTCATGGGCGGTGGTGTCGGTGGTCACTGGAGCGATGTACGGACTGTTAGTGAGTTGGCACCGGGACCAATCCCGTTCATTCATACAGTTGATGCGGACATGTCTGCCTACAAGCAAGGTAAGACTCGAAAAGGATCCTACGCTGCTTACCTAAACATTGATCATCCAGACATCCTGGAGTTCATCAGTATTCGGGTTCCCACTGGGGACTCTAATCGTAAGGCATTCTCGATCCATAATGCTGTGAACATCACAGATAAGTTCATGGATGCCGTCAGAGGAAATACGAAATATGAATTGGTCGATCCTAAGCGAGGTCCTACAGGTGAGTTTTTGGATGCTCGCACTGTATGGCATAAGCTCCTGGAGGTCAGGTTTCGTACTGGCGAGCCTTACCTTAATTTCATTGATACTGTTAATCGTGCATTGCCTGAGTCTCAGCGCAAGCTGGGCCTAAAGGTTCGAGGTAGTAATCTCTGTAATGAAATTCACCTTGTAACTAATGCAGAGCGGACTGCTGTCTGTTGTCTGTCCAGCCCCAATCTGGAACTGTATGATGAGTGGAAAGACTCCACCATGATTGCAGACCTCTTGACGATGCTTGACAACGTTCTGGAGTACTTCATTGAGAATGCTCCTGCAGCTCTAGCCAAGGCAGTCTACAGTGCAGTCCGTGAGCGGGCAATTGGTCTGGGTGGAATGGGTTTCCACAGCTATCTGCAGCGACTTGGTGTTGCTTACGAGAGTGATGAGGCCCTCGAAATTGGTGAAGATATTGTCCGAGAAATTCGTGGGCAAGGTCTGGCCATCAGTCGCATCCTTGCTGCTGAACGTGGTGTCCCGCCTGACATGGCAGGTACTGGCCTACGCTGGTCCCACATGTTTGCCTGGGCTCCGAATGCAAGCAGCAGCATCCTGGTTGGTACCAGTCCAGCGAGTGAACCGTGGAAGGCTAATGCATTCACACAGCGGACACGAGCAGGCAGCGTTCTTGTTAAGAACAAATATCTTGAAGCGATCCTGGAGAGGATCGGAAAGAATACTCCGGAAGTTTGGAGTAGTATTATCACCAATGGTGGTAGCGTCGAACATTTAGATTTCCTGGATGACCAAACAAAAGCAGTATTCCGAACAAGTTTCGAGATTCATCAGTTCTGGGTTGTTGACCACGCAGCGGTTCGACAGCCGCACATTTGTCAGGGCCAATCAGTTAACATCTTCTTTAAGGCGGGGGCTCAGCGCAAGTATGTCCGAGAAACTCATGAGAGAGCTTATGACAAGAGTCTTAAGGGGTTGTATTACCTCCGAACCGAGTCTAAGCAGAGGGCTGAGAACGTGAACAAAGAAGTGACCACTGAGAAGTTGGTGGATGATAAGAAGACAATTGTCTATGGAAAATCCAACTGTCCCTTCTGTGAGCAAGCCAAGCGAATCCTTGATTCTAAAGGGATTGCTTACGAATATGTCGACATTACCACAACAGGCAAGACAGCTGCCGAAATCACTGGACGTCCAGGCGTCAGGACTGTTCCGCAGATTTATCTTGAGGGTGAGTACATTGGTGGATTCCAAGAGCTCTACAAGAAATTGACTGAGCCTGATAAGACGATCAGTGATGATGAATGCAAAGCCTGTGAGGGATGATGGCCAATAAAGAAGTTTTAGTTCCCACAAATAATGAAGAATTGCTCAAGTGGCTTGATGCAAGAGCCATTAAGCACTATTCATGGGATCATCTAAGCTTTGATCATAAATCTTTCTTCTTTGATGCCATGCGCGATTTAGGCATCGATGTCAAAGAGAGGCTGTATGAAATCGCAAGGGATTCCTAGCCATGTATGGTGGAGTATGGGCATAGACCCAACCCACCCAGGAGATTGGGCTCTCATGAGCGCACTCTCTAGTGAATTAATTTTCGAAGACTATAACAATAAGAATAATGTCTCTCCTAGAAGCAAGCAAGACCTACAAGCCGTTCCATTATCCTTGGGCAGTTGAACTGACCCGGAAACATGAAGAAATTCATTGGACGGAAGATGAGGCTGATCTGAGTGAAGATATCCAGGATTGGAAGATCAAACTCAGTGAGAATGAGAAGGATTTCATCACTAACATCCTTCGACTGTTTACACAAAGTGATGCTCAGGTCGGTCAGAACTACTATGACTACCTGATCCCTCGAATCAAGAACAACGAGACCCGAGTCATGTTGGGTTCGTTCGCCAGTCGAGAGGGTACGCATCAAAGGGCCTACGCTCTGTTGAATGATACTTTGGGTCTACCCGATGAAGAGTTTCATAAGTTCCTGGAATATAAAGAGATGTCTGACAAGATTGACTTTATGCAGGACAACAACATTGATACAAAGCAAGGTATGGCGCTGGCCCTTGCAAAGAGTGTGTTCAGTGAAGGTGTGAGTCTGTTCGCCAGCTTCGTAATGCTCTTGAACTTCCAGCGTTTCGGGAAGATGAAGGGTATGAACACGATCGTCGAGTGGTCGATTCGAGACGAGACTCTCCATGTGGAGGGTAATGCTGCACTATTCCAGACGTTCTGTAAAGAGAACCCTGAGATTGTGAACGATGAGTTCAAAGCCAAGATTTACAGTATGGCCCGCCGTATTGTGGAACTTGAGGATAGGTTCATTGACCTCGCATTCAATGGTGGTGCCCAGCAAGGCATCACAGCGCAAGAAGTAAAGACGTATATTCGGCTGGTCACTAACCGTCGACTTAAACAATTGGGCCTTAAGAATAACTACCCGGACGAGAAGAACCCCTTCGACTGGCTGGAGTGGATTCTTAACGGGGTGTCCCATGACAACTTCTTCGAGAAGCGTGTCACGGAGTATTCCGTAAACGGCATGAGTGGTGATTGGGGTTATGATGCATGAACTGAATCGTTCCGCAAGGGACTATATGTTTGCATCAGGGGTTGGAGTAATTTGGGGCATGCTCCCGAATCTCATCGAACAGAGGTATGAACAGCTCGTCAAGAGTATGGTCTTCCCTGTTGTCAGTAACTCTAGCAAATTCCGCCTATATGAGCGTGCATGTGAAGATTTGATCGCTATTGGGGATGGTGCCTACGGGCAGGAGATCAAAGACTACATGGATGGTTTCATTGCAGCGAAAGCAATTGAGTTTGGTATTGGCACCGATGGGCAAGAATAACAGCCGAGAGAAGCGCGATCTTAACGAACTTCAGGACGAAGATCGTAAGTATCGAGATAACAAGTCGCAACCAAAGCGACGAGAACCCTACAAACGAGATCGAAAGAGAATTGTTTATGAAGACCAAAGTGATGACAGCTATGAAGAAGCTGACGGACAAGATGAAGGGCATCAAAACTGATGTCGAAGGTACTGGACTTGCGATTAACAAGTTCGGGCACCAGGTGAATGATGTCAAGGAACGTGTTCAGAAGTTTAAAACTACAATTGAAAATGCAAGAGATCATTGATCGAATCAAAGCCAAGTTTCCAGAGCTCACAAATGTCCGGGTTGGATTCGCCGGTCTAGAGAAGAACAGAGAATTGGCGATTAAGCTATTTGACATGGGAGCCACAGTGTATGTGTCTGATCCCGATGTAGCTGTCACCAATACCCTTAATAGGGTTATGTACGAAAGATCAGGCTCGATGTACCGGTATAAGGCCGTGGCATTTGAGGGTATCAACCGAGAAGTGTTGGACATCCTGATTACAGAACAAGAACCTGAAAAAGGCAGTACATGTAATGCGAAATTCCGAGTCCAGTATGCTGTATCCACTGATGGCGGAGAAGCAAACAAATCCAAAGACAAAACCAAGTAATGGTAGTATCGGCTCCAGTTTGAAGGGTGATCAACCCCTTTATGATGAAGGCACACTGATGCTCACAGGCCCAATCACGAATGATTCGGTCCATGACGTCATTGCAGCAATCATCAGCTATTCCTTCATGCCGAAAGATGAGCGACCGAGCCACATTACTTTGTTCATCAATTCAGTTGGTGGCGATCTTCATGCAGCCTTTGCGCTCGCTGATGTCATCAAGATGTCCCCAATTCCAGTGTGTACCTATGCAGTGGGATGTGTGATGTCGGCTGGATTGATGCTGCTCATGTCCGGTGCTAAGGGAGGTCGGCTAATCACCGAGAACACCGTTGGTATGAGCCACCAGTTTGCAAGTGGTAATTCCGGTAAGGAGCACGAGTTGATTAATGAACAGAAACAGTTTGTCATCTATGGCGACCTGATTCGAAATCATTATCGCAAGTGCACTGGTAAGAGTATCGCGTTTATTCGCAAGCATCTGCTCCCTGCACATGACGTGTATCTGACTGCAAAAGAGATCATTGATTACGGCATCGCAGATGAGTTGGTGAAGGTCTATTGACCTGTCCGGCGTAAGCCGTTTGGCCCCAAGTGGGCCTTTTTATTCAAGTACGTCAACACGATATGCTTTGGGCTCTTGTTTATACAATTTGCAATCGATATTGCACACCATCATATGCTGATCTCTATCCAACCAGGGATGAGTGCGTGCAGGCAATGAAGGGTTATGAGAATAAGTGGGGCGGCACTCCTGAAAAAGCATGTATTCCCGTAGCAAAGAATGTCACCAAGACTAATTGAACGACTTCTGGTTGGTGATTACACCGAAGACATCAACCTATTCAATCAACATAACAAGCTGACTCGGGCACTGTTTGCAATGTGTCGAGCTCACATCATCCGCATTGAGCGGGTGTATAAAGAGCAGGAGCTCAGTGAGGCCCAGCAGACAGTATTGATGACAAAAGAGTTTCGAGAGGAATTCAATAAAGGAACATTTGACAGTGTCCTCAAAACTGCAAGAACAAACAAATAATCTCGTGAACGAAGTTGTGGCCAAGGGGCTACTTGATAAGGTCATCGAATTCCAGATGGCTGGATGTAAGGTCATGGATTCAAGTCTGGTCCATCTTTTCAGGAAGCACTTCCCTGAATTGCGTGGTGGTGAGATGCATGATCGGTTGAAGAAAATTGTTGATAATGGAGCTTTCTGCTGATGAAATTTATTATTACTCTGGCCCTTCTAGTTGGAATCGTTTGGGGTTGGGTCCTCAATATCAAGGCTATTATTGGTCTTGGTACGGATCACATTGGTGAACTAATCGTGCGTCTCTTTGGTGTTCCTGCATTTCCGCTTGGCGCCCTATTTGGATGGTTCCTGTGACACCATTAAAGCTTGATGGCCGATACAATTGGAAAGGTCAACCTGAGCGGCTCATCTATATTGGTCGTAAGGGCTCCTGGCACCAATTTGTGAAGGTGGACAACCCTAAGATGGTCTGGTGTGAAGTCCTGACCGAAGATCTCCATATGCTTGAAGAAACTAAAAATGCGTAAACTTGCAAGTCTCCGTCGTATTGATGCCATTTTCCCCATCCCCAATGCTGATGCAATTGAATGCGCTCAGGTTGGTGGCTGGCAGGTAGTTGTTAAGAAGGGTGAATTCCTTCCTGGTCAACTGGCTGTTTACTTTGAGATTGACAGCTTCATTCCATCCAAGCTGGCTCCGTGGTTGACCAAGCCGGGGCACGAAGCCAAGGTGTACAAGGATGTCTACGGCGAGCGTCTGCGCACGGTACGACTCCGGAAGCAGCTGTCCCAGGGGCTGCTACTACCCATCTGCCGTGGTGCATTCGCGGCGCCTAATGAGGCCTTCATTGAGGTGAGCAACGGATATGACCACAGCGTCTGGACCTTCCCATACGAAGAAGACACCGATCTGACTGAGCTCCTTGAAATTCAATTGTGGGAACCGCCTGAGTCTGGAGCTCCTGGTGAACGCAAGGGCAACTTCCCGCATTTCATTCGAAAGACTGACCAGGAGCGAATTCAGAATCTGAGTCGAGTACTCCCCAAGTGGATTGAGGAGGGCCATCGATTCGAACGCACTGAGAAGCTTGATGGTAGCTCGATGACTGTGTACTGCAAGATTGAGAATGAAGGCGATGAACAAATCCCTATCATTGGAGTGTGTAGTCGGAATATGGATTTGGTGCTGAATGAAGCCAACAAATTCTGGAAGGCTGCTCTTAATCAGAATCTGGTTAACAAGCTGAGCGATTACTGTCTGACCAATAATCGGAGTCTTGCACTGCAGGGGGAACTGATTGGTGAATCAATTCAAAAGAACCGTTATGCGGTCACTGGCCACTGGTTCTATCTTTACGCCATTTGGGATATTGACAATCAGTGCTATCTTCTTCCTGCTGATCGTCAGCGAATCTCGGAGGGGCTAGATATTGATGATGTCCCAACAATTTCTGAGAGTACTCAAGTGTTTGGAATGGAAGGGCTTCTGGAGAGCGCCATTGGCTTCACTTGGTTTCGAAATGGAGTGCAGCGTGAGGGTGATGTCTACAAGAGTACCACTGATCCCACTGTGAGTTTTAAGGTTATCAGCAATAAGTACCTTGAAGAAGTAGGCTGATTCAATAAGCTGAGATTGGCGAGCATGACGCTAATCAACAAGCTCTTTAGAGAAAGAGCAATAACTATTAACTCTTTAGAATTGAATCTCATGCAAGTTTACGTTGAATCCGTCGCTCCTACCTTTACCGCTGTTCAATGGTTTAAGGAGGGTGACTATCCGGGTGTCCGGGTTGAGGAGGGTAGCAAGATTGGTACGATCCAAACCAAGGCAGGCATTAAGGTCGTCCGACCTGGTGAATTTATTGTGCGCCGCCGCAGTGGGGATTTCAGTATCTATCAAGAAAAAGAGTTCAAGAACAAGTTCAAGCCTGCACTCACGCAATGATGCACACCCACTATTTCCGACTCGGTGATCCGAGTGATGATGGTCATGGCCGACATAAAAGTTATGTCATCCAATGTAATTTCGATTACAAGCAATTGAAGCTCCTGGTGGAGCAAGCACAGAAGACGCTGGACATCGATTTTGATAAGTGGTGTCATAAATATGAGGAATGGCGACTGCCTGTAAAGGATAGTGATATCCTCCGTAAGACTGGAATCTTGGAGACATTCTTCCGTGTCAAGGAATATGACATGGACCATGAAACAATGCAGATGGGTACTGGCTATTACTTCGATGATGGCCTGGATGAGTTGTTTGAGTTGTGGCTGCATTGTCTTCAATTTGTGGACCCATCTTTCAAGTTTGAAGTGATTCCAATTTGCTGGTGGGATTATGGTATGGGTTACGGGCTCTTTAACGCATGAATAAGCAAGAATATGATCAGCTCAAAGAATTCGCTGAGGTCCAACTTGATGGAATCAGTGGAGATGAACTTATTCGATTGATTGATAAATTGTATGGAAAACAGCGACAAATCCCAGCCCTCTTCCGAAAGCCCTTCGGACGCACCTCGGCTGGACATTCCGATGACGCCAGCACTCCGACAGGTATTGGCGGCGATTTCAGTCCTGCCTCAGTGGGATCAGGATTCGGTTACAAAAATTGCCTCCCGATTGCGCCAAGTAGTGAGCGCAGACAACCAGAATGCCATGATGGCGTTCAGTCTAGTGAGCTGTGAGCTCGCATCTATTCTCGATATCTCTCTGCAACAACAAGATTAATCTCAAAATGAATATGACTTTCTTCCCCAGCACGAAGCTCACTAAGGCCGCTGACCAATTCACCACCTCTGCTCTGCTGGTTGATGCCGCTGAGCGAGTTCTTGAAATTTCCACTCACAACCATGATGGCTCTCACCCTGAGATCAATGACGCAGTGATTTACGAGTTTACGGACTATCGTGGTTATGGCCGATATACCAAGAATAAAGCGCTGCAGGCAATTAACTTGGTCATGTTCGATCTGCAGGGCCGCCAAGTTGATCATGGCAAGCGTTACAGCCAGAGCATGAACGAGTTTGCAGTGACGACTGTCCGTCGCAACGCTGAGGCTCGGGCCTATGCACTTCTGCTGGCTGCTGAAGTCGCCAAGGAACGCTTCGTGAAACCGCTGGAGCTTGCAACTGTGAGTGCCCGCAAAGTGGCGGAACAGCTGGATGTCAAGAGTGATAAGCTGATGAAGACCAAGCGTGCTCTAGCTGAGACCAAGGGCCTGCTGAAGAAAGCTGCCTGATGCTCGGTTGGTTCAAGAAACTTAAGCCTGAAAGCAGAATTGTGATTAGTGCCTCAACTGGGCTAATGTCCATTGGGCCTCTGTCACAACTTCCGTTTGCAATTGGTTTTCCAACATGGATCATGTTCTGCGTTGTGCTGACCGTGATCAATATTGAGATGAGAGAATGATGGGGCCAGATGAGCGAAGGATTTGGTCCGACGCTTATGTCAGGACAATTGGGCTTGGGTGGAGACGCTCCACTCGCATTCAAGTCGCTGATGAAGCAGTGATGGATTTTCAGAAAGCGAGAAGTTTTGAACGAGCAAGAAGTGCTGGCCTTCAAGCCAATGACCCTGTACAGGGAGAATCCTCCCTTCGAATCCCTGAAGTTCCCGTACATTGCCAGTCCCAAACTGGACGGGATTCGCTGTGCGATCTTCCAAGGGCGAGCAGTGACTCGTACATTGAAGGACATTGCAAATCGGGAAGTCCGGAAGCAGTTGTCCTCGATGAAGCTAAACTGTGTCGACGGAGAGCTAATCGTTGGTAGCCCAGTGAGTCCCACTGTGTACCGAGACACTGATAGTTTCATCATGTCTCACTTTCCTCCATTCCAGGAGTACACCTATTATCTCTTCGACGACTTCTCCTCTCCAGCGGATAGCTATCGTAGGAGGATTGACCGCCTCATTGAGCGCTTCTCTCTTGAAGAGTTTAATGGATTCCGAGTTAGATTGCATGATTGTCGACGAGTCGAATCCCTCGCTGAGCTCCTTGCCTATGAGGAGGAATGTCTTGAACTCGGATATGAAGGGCTCATTCTTCGATCGCTTCATGGACGATATAAGTTTAATCGCACCACCCTGCGAGAGGACATTGCCTTTAAGCTCAAACGCTTTCAAGATTCCGAAGCGGAAATTATTGGCCTCGAAGAGGAAATGGAAAACACCAACGAGGCGGAGACGAATGAACTCGGTCGGACAAAGCGCTCGACTGCGAAAGCGGGGCTTGTTGGTAAAGGCACACTTGGGGCGTTTCTTGTACGTGATCTGGTGACTGGTGTTGAATTCCGAATTGGTAGCGGTGCACTGCTGACCAAAGAGGGGCGAGCCAAGTACTATAATGAGAAGTACATTGGAAAAATTGTGACTTATAAGTTCTTCCCTGTTGGTGTCAAGGATAAGCCTCGACATCCGATTGTGAAGGGTTTCCGTGATTTGAGTGATATGTAATGAGAATTGATCATACGTTGATGTCTTGGAAAGGGTCATTTGGTCTGCATACGATTGCAGGTGACCCGATGGTCTTCACTGATATTCTTCCTGTAGTTGGAATGTGTGTTGGACAATATTGCCGTCTTGAGGAATACGATAAGAAAGAAGAAACTTACACTGGTAGGTGGGCTCTCCTTCGTATTACTGGAATTAGACTTGCAAGAGTCAAAGAGGGTAAACTCCAAGCAATTGTTGATCACAAAATGATTGATCGAGGAGCAGATGCACATTGTTAAGGCTGCTGAACTCGGATATGGAACCGAGACTGTGGGACGCTATAGATGGCGTTGGCTGGCGGAGGTGGTCGCTGGCATGATCTGTACCTTTGGAGGAAGGTACGCCTGGGTAATTAGCATTAAACAATAAAAATAATTAGGGAGTTTCGTATGTTCATGCTTGGTGTTGTGGTTGGTATCATGATTGTTGTGGCACTGATCATTCAGATGAATAAAGGAAACAATGGCGGTCATTAAGCCAGGAGTTAAGTGTCGAGTCATTGGTCGTGCAGACCCTGACAAGGGTTTTGATGATGTCATCTTTGATGGCAAGAGTCCAAATCATGGCAAGACAGTAATTGTTGTGAGTTGGCAAGGTGAAGGTCGAGGAGAACTCGGCAACATCTGGCGATGCAGGAGTGATAGCGAGACACCACTGGTGCATCAAGCTGGCCTGTTGGCAACTCACTTGGATTTCAGTGAGCGTACACTGGAGGTTATCCCGGAATCGGATGCAACGGGATTGCGTCAGAAGGCTGTACTGGCAGCATAATCCAGTAGTCATCGAGGGGGATGACGCAATTAGCTGACTTATCTGTCGGCAATCAACTTTATTGTTCTCAAGGTATACAAATGTTCTTCCAAAAGCCCGCTAAGACCTTCAATTCCATCCTGGCCCAATTCCGTGAGGCCGCAGATGACATGTTCAAGCTGCGTGATGAGAAAGAGGCAGAGGCAAGTCTCAAGCGTGATGAGGCTGAACGACTGCGTGCACAGGCAATCGTGAGTGATAGTGAGGCTGATGGTCTGGATGCCGAAGCTGCGCAGGCCGACTCTGTTGGCACTAAGATCGATGCTCTGATCACGCCCACAGTCTAAATAAACAATAACAAAGAAAGAAGTAATATGTTCGCAATTCAACGTTTCCGTCCCCTCAAGTACATCAAGGCCCGTCGTCCCCACATCTATGATGCCAAGGGTAAACTGGCTATTCGCAGCAATGTTCTGGATGAGGCTGTGGAGGCAGCTGAGGCTGGTGATGGCGCTCGTCTGAAGCGTCTGGCCCAAGCTGTGGAGCAAGCCAAGGAATGATCTTTAATCGGGAGAAGTTTTTCCGTGATGTTGAAGCAGAAGTGGCACGAGCACGAGTCTGCTATCCCGGAAATGCACTGCAGCAAGCCGCATTCAATGAGGAAGCTGGTGAGGTGACTAAGGCCCTTATTGATCACCACTACGGTAAAGACACTGAGGAACACATCTATGAAGAGATGGTTCAAACTGGTGCAATGATTGTTCGTCTGGCAGAAGAAGGCTCACAAGAGCTGAAGTTCCAAGGTTTTACACATGTCCAAGCTTAATCCCGAAGTCAAGGCCCGCATTGAGGCGGCATTCAAAAAGTACGCCGAGAACAATGATCTCAGGAAGGGCACTCAGACCTACAACAAGGCTGAGCGTGATTTCTTCCAGGGTGCATGCCAGACTCTTCAGGCTGTGTTTGAGGATCCTCTGCAACCCAGCAAGCTGGTCGAGGAAGTGCCCGTGATGTGGTCGATCAGCCTGTTTTCTGGGAGGCCCATCGTCGCATGATCATTAATGTTGTTGGTGATGTTCTGGGTGCAAAGACAGGCATCATCGTTCATGGTTGCAATGCACAAGGGGTGATGAATTCGGGTGTTGCCCTTCAAGTGAAGCAGCAGTGTCCGCTTGCATACGACTACTACAAAGCTGGTCAGAAGAAGCTTGGTGAAGTGACGTGGGCTCCATTTGGAGATGAGCGTTTCATTGTCAATGCAATTACTCAAGAGTACTACGGCTACGATAAGAGGAAGTACGTTAGTTACGACGCCGTAGAGGAATGTTTCAAGAAGATCGTGATGATCGCGGAGACCGTTGAGGCTCAGTACAAGTTCAAGCCTGCAATTCACTTTCCCCAAATTGGGGCGGGTCGTGGTGGTGGTGAGTGGGAGATCATTTCAAAGATCATCGATCATACCGTTCCACGTAAATTCACGAAGTATCTCTGGTTGATGAAATAACATGACAACATTCGTCGCACTCCTGAATCTGGCACTTGGTAAGGCTCGTGAGGTCACTCCGAATCTCAATAGCTGGGTGGCCCGCATCCGAAATGCCAACACAGGAGAGCAGTTGGATGGTATTCGCTTTGGGGAGTCCCCGAGTGAAGAACAGGCGATCAAGCTGCATGAACTTGGTTTCCGTGAAAACGTTGCAATGCACACTCCAAGCGGAATGGATCGTGCACGGAATCGGGATTGGTTGATCCTGAATCTGGCAGTGTTTGACAGTGAAGAAGAAATGCGGACCGCACATCTGATGCGGATCTGCGCAGCATAAGAGGAGTGGCCCTTCGGGGCCTTTATATGCGAGCACCAAGTAGAGAAGAATCTGTTCGTTTTATGAAGCAGGCTATGGGCCAGGAACCGGTGAGGACCACTCCAGGTCTCAAGCTGGCTGCTCTGGACAAAGGCACTCTGTTCAGGGTGCTGGATCGGTTTGCTTATGGGAGTGACATCAACAACTTTCAGGTGTATCAGCGGGCTAATGGCATTCCCGCTGGTGCTGACTACCTTCCCTGCACTCGTTCCGATGGTGTGAGTGTGAGCATTTGTAGGTATACGAATGTGGAGATTGTTGAAAACCACAACTCAGTTCCTTTGCTGACATGAAGTACTATAGTGCAAAACCTGGCTACATCTGGGGCTCTGGTGAGCAGACTGATGAGGAGGCTCGCAAGCTGAGGATTGAGAAATTCTCTCATCTTGGTTTGGAGATTGATGAAAATGGGTATTCCCCAATTGTCGTCAGTCAGGGCCAAATCGGTGCAATTACCGCAATGGGGTACAAACTTGAGGACATTAAACTTCTCAAGGATACTGACCCTGTTGGAAGTATTCTGGATGAAGTGCAAACTGTTGTTGATAAGGCATCAACCCCACCTCGTCCTGATGTGGCAATGAATCAGTTGGTTCAGGTGCACATTCCGAATATGGCACTGCTCTCATACAATGAGACGATGCTAATTGAAGATAGTTGCACTGATGTACTCCAAAACAAGCTGGATGGCGGATGGCGAATCCTAGCTGTGTGTCCCCAATCCCAACGCCGTCCCGACTATATTCTTGGTCGATTTAACCCCCAACGAGAAGAACAATTCGATAGCGGCGCACGCCGTGGATACTAAATGAACGATATTAAGAAATTCCTGAATAGTTTCGACCAACGTGGTCGCATCATGGTCGGCATCATTGCTGTGCTGTTTGTCATTGTTGTTATGGTCAGTTGTTCTGGCCGCAAGGATCCATATGCAGGACCCGCTTACGTTCCCCAACCGGCCAATTATGCCACCCAAGCTCCGGCCGTTCCTCCGCCACAGTACGTTCCTCCGCCTGTCTCGCAACCGGCTCCCGTTATTGTACAGCAAGACCACGGTCCCGGCTGGGGTGCTGTTATCGGAGCGGGCATGCTTGGACACATGCTCGGTTCGTCTAACAATCAGCAACAACGAGTCGTTGAGCGAGAAGTCGTGCGAGAAGTGCCCGCTGCGGCAGCCCCTGCACCTGCTCCCGTAACTGCACCGGTTATTGGCTCTAAGGTGGCACCTGCGCAACCGGTTGTTAGCCCGACTCCCGCTGTAACCCGGTCCACGGCCACGGCAACCGCGCCGACTAACATCCCCGTTATTGCCCCGAAACCTGCGCCTGCACCTTACACAAGTAACTATGCTACCTCCTCCAATTCTGTTGCTCGTCCTAGCGTTCCTGCTCCTAGTAACACGAGCTCATCGAGCAGCTCTAATTATGCTCCTTCTCGCAGTAGCTATAGCTCTTCTGGCTCTGGGTCATCCCGCTCTAGCTCCTTTAGTAGTGTTCGAAGCAGCCGCCGGTAACACATGAAAGACCGTGAGATTGCAGATGTAGTCAATTACATTCGTGATCTCGCCGTTAAGTATCATGGACATCAGTGCTTGAGGGAATTAATCTCTCAGGCATTGGTGCCTATGCTCTCGGTGAGTGATTGTAATGTACATTTCCATCATGATGAGGTGGAGATTATTGTCAATAGGCCATTCTCATCGATGCGAGTAACTGCACAGAAAGAACCAGATGTGGAAAACATTGAAGAAGGTGCCGAGCCTATTGGGCATGGCTACGTTGACCAGGATGGATACAGCAGACAAATTGGATGGGGTTAAGAATGAAAATCGAAGTGGAAGTGCCCGACGGATTGAGCCCACTGGGCCAGGATCTGATTCAGAGGTTTGCCCGTGCGCTCGCTGTCAAAATGGCGAGCAAACAGGAGCAATATGGTAACAGTTGGCGAGTCTATAATTGGCGAGCAGAGTGCCAGGCCCAGTTACAGAGGCATGTGTATAAAGGTGATCCGATCGATGTGGGCCTTTACAGCGCATTCTGTTTCCATCATAGCTGGCCGACTGTTCCTGTCACGATGCGACCAATAGCATGATCAGGATGAATCCCGCGCATGACACAGTGAATCCACCGGGCACTGTGCAGATCACGATCTTTCGTGAGTCGAAGGCCGTTAAGCAGTTCACCATCAAGAACTTGCAATATGACTTCGAGCATTGGTTTGAGGAAATTTATGGTGGTGGGCTTATGAGCGTTGGTCTGTTCCTTGAGGAGAGACAGATCTATGAAGACGCTGAAGTTCACCGCATGTGGTTGTCATATCAGGCAGCGTTTAACAAATATAAGAACACAAATGCTGATTCTGGAAGCAGAGAAACTGAAGGTAGCTCGTTTTGGTAAACTCTATTCGGGTCTGTATGATCTGAAGGAGATGGGTGTCACTGGCCAACATCAAGTATGGCTTGCAGGTGGTGCCCTCCGCAGCATCCTCGATAAGAATGATGTTGTTTGTGATTTTGATTTGTTCTTCCCGAATGTGGAGACACTTGAGGAGGTTAAGCGAAAGCTCACTGATTGGGGATATAAGAAAGTGTTCCAGTGCCCACAGGGTAAACTGGCCACATTCAAGCTTGATGACACTAAGATCCAGTGCATCAGCCAGGCATTCTACAGTGATCCAGGAGAGTTGATTCACACATTTGACCTGAGTCCTGGGTATGGAGCCCTGGACCTACTCAATGGTCGATTGTATCTTCATGAGCAATTCATTCGAGATGTGAAACAGAAGAAGGCTCGTCTCATGAATCTGACTCACCCGGTTGCGACATTCAATCGGATTGTGAAGTACAAGGATAAGGGTTATCATGTCCGTCCGGCCATTGAGGAGTATGTTCGACGATTGAACCCCACGATTGATGCTGAGGGTATGAGGTGGTACATTGATTAGTAGTGCACGATATGAACCTGCTGTGATGCAGGAAATTTCTCCAGCCAAGATTATTCTTGAGATTGATATTGAGACTGCTGAAAAGTTGCAGACTCTGACTGGAGCAATGACTGGTCCAGAGGTTGTAAACATGAATCTCTTTGATATTCTTGATGAAGCTCTTAAGGAGCATCATAAGATCAATGGTAAGATGCCAATGGAGTCTAAATACGTAATCAGTGCAACAGATGGTAATACTGGCCGTGAGGTTCGAAGTGTTCATTTGATTAGAATGACACGTAAATGAGCGAATATTGGCTCCACAGTGATTGCATTGAATCACCAGTACATTTTGAGGAAGACGAATATGCTGGTGTTGTGATGGATGAAGAGCCAGATGCAGACAAAGAACCGGTACAGGAGTAGCCGTAGAGGGCGCGGAACAGTCCTCAATAATGGTCCCATTCAATGGGGCGAAACTTCATACAAACAAGGAAATAAAATGAGTCTCGCAGGTTATACCATTGGCCAACTGGAAGCTGAACTTGAGAACCGCAAGAAAGAGAATGAGCGTCGTGAGGCTATGATCACGATTGAGCGTCTGAATGCAGACGTGAAGAGCCGCGTCACAGAGATGAAGGAACTTGCTGAGAAGCACAATATCGATTTTCAGATCAGTGTGCCTGGTATGTATGAGACTCTGGACTTCCGTGCCTACAATGGTGGTGGACACTGGGACACTGATAAGTGGGCTGGGAGCAGCTGCTGATCCATGGGCCGTATCCTTGTAATTGGATCGCAGGCCCTTAAAGCTAATCATGTGGCGATTGGCCGAATGCCTGCTGACATGGATATCATTGCCACATATGATGATACCATCGAGTTCGCAAAAGTGTTCCATAAGGGTGTCAAGTACACCACGCTCTCATTTGATGATGGTCAAAAGTTTGTGAGTCGAAGCAGTGAGGGTATCCTTGAAGCTGAGATTGCATGGGCGGGCTCGAATCAGATGCAGCTACTTGATCTCAGATGGGATCAGGCTATTCATGGTGAATTTGGTGTTCGGTTTGCCTCACTCGATGTGCTGTATGCTCTCAAGATGAGTCATAGGTACAAGAAAAATAGCCCACACTTCCTCAAGACCATGAGGGACATTCAGGCTATTCGTAAGTACTACAATCCTGGACAGTCATGGGGAAATCCCATCCTCAAGGATTGGTATGCTCGTCGAGAGGCTGAGACCTATAGCTATAGTCATCCCAAACTGAATCAGACAAAGAGGGAGTTCTTCAATCCTATTGGTGCTGATGGTCAACCGTTGTATCGGTACGATCATGACAGTATTCATGAAGCAGTTAAGATTTCACATCAACCTGCATACAAGTACTACAGCATCAAGGGGCAAGAGGTACTGAGTAGCCGAGAGAAATTTATGGCTCAGCCCCGATACATTCAATTGTATGGAGTGCTTGAGGAGTCGTATGTGCTGGCTCTTGAGAGGAGTCAGATTCCATTCGCTGGTAAGGTCAGCCACAAAGAGAGCTTCGATATGGCTCTTGAGAAGGTCTGCACAAGTATCACAAGTGGTTGGTTCCGGGAGTTTGCCTGGGAGAACTATGATGCTGTACAGAATCTCTATATCGGCGATTATGTCGATAAATTCAATACCGCTCTGAGTCGCGGTGTTATTCGCCCTTTCATTGATAAGACCACATTGGTCCCGGAGTTTTAAATGTTCAACAATAGCTACCACCAGCGTGAGCAACTGATCACCCTTGTTGAGGAAATCAAGAACCTGCTGATTGCTCAGGGTGTCCAGTCCAAAGATCATAGTGATCCCTTCAGTGGATGCATGTATCGTGCTGTTGTCAATAATTGCACAGTCAAGTGTGCAGCCGGTCACAAGATCTCTGATGAGGCCTACACGCCTGATCTTGAGAACAAAACCGTCGATCTCAAGATGGTTCAGGATGCCCTTGTTCAAAGTGGTGTGCCTCATTGGCAGCTACCTGTTATCTACCAGTGCCAGGTCATTCATGACTATATTGAGCCGGAACATTGGAGGGGAGCCTTCGAGGCTCTCATTGCACAGATCAAGTATGGCCATGAGAATATCATCTTCAAGCTGAAGGATGATGTCTTCCAGCCCGATCTGAAGACCATTCACACCCTCGCTCCTGGTGCACAGGATCCTGATTATAACTCTGAAGATTAATCACTCCTAGTAGTACTTACTAAGCTGGCCACTTTCGGCCACACCCCTCCTATCATCATCTGGCCTTCGGGCTGGGTGGTGGTGGGAGGGGTACCCTCTTTTTTTTTTTTGTTTGTACATCGTAAACTATGTACGGCATAGCCCGCCACCAGGGGACGCTAAAGCAGGGTGCCTCCCCGGCTATATTTAAGGGTATCATTTAAATGATCCCAAGGGTATAACTAAAGGGAGCCCTAAGAGATAGCAACTAGTCGCCATGATTCTATTGTGATGACAATTAACAAATAAAAGGATACACATGCTAATGGATATTTTTAGTCCTGCAGTCCTTGATGTTGCCAAAACTGTCATCCCCGCTCTGATTGGAATCATCAGTGGTGCTGGTTACTGGAATTGGAAGATCAAGAAAGCTGAACTGGATTCTAAAGACAAGAATGAATTCAAGAAGGCTCTCCTGGATCAAGTCAAGGAATTGCTTGAGAAGGTGGAGGCCCTGAGTGACACTAAGGCTGAACTCATGGGTAAGATTTATAAATTGGAAGCTGATCTCAAGATTGCTAATCAAGAGATCCATAGTCTTAATACATTGTTGAAGAGTAATTACCATGGAAAATAGTACTAATGGTGGTAGTGGTCCTCGTCCCGACACAGATGTTGTTGAGGATAGTGGCTATAAGGGTCGTGGTGGGTGGCGTGCAGGTGGTGGACGTCCCAAGGGTTCCAAGAACATCCACTCCAAGGAATCCATCAGAAAGCTTGAGGCTCTGGGATTCGATCCCATTGAGATGATGGTTGATAAGTACTGGGAGCTTGAAGCCCTGATCAATCGAATCATCTCCGGTCCGAAACCTAGTATGCAAGCTGTTGCAATGCTTGTTAATACACAACAGAAGATCAGTAATGATTTGATGTCTTATGGTTATAACAAGGTTCCTGATCGTCCTAAGGATGTTGAGGAAGAAGAGAAGAAGCAACCTGTGAGATTGGTTCTGACTGATGATGTTAAGAGTGTTACTGCAACGACTGATTCTGACGGTTCAACTACAGTCACAGTCAAATCTAATCCCCAAGAACCCCAACCCTTGTGATGCGATTGTTGAGCATAATTTAAGTTTACATAAGAAGTATAGAATTGGAGAGTGGAATGCCCATGTTTATGAGGTTGTGGATGGTGAATCTAATGATGTTTGCCTCCTGTATGTTGCCCATCCCGGCTCACCCGCGCAGCCCGGCACCAGGGGACGCTAAAGAAGTACACACTACCGAGGTGGTTTAATGTTCAAGAAGCTTCGCTAATGTCATGGACACTGATCCTCTTGTTGATCTCAGTGACCATCAACTTATTGTTTGTGGCTCTGATTTGGATCACTCTAAGGAAGTTATTCTCAACCAGACACTGGTTCTGAGTGACCATGATCTGTTCAAAGCTCGTATGAGAGCACATAGTATTGAAGACATGAGGGAAATTTAATGTCGATTGGTTTTTACCGTAAGAAGCCTGTTGTGATTAGTGCAGTCCAGTTCACTGGAAGCAATCACGATGAACTACGTGCCTTTGGTGCGATTGTTGTTGTTAATGGAGACAATACAATTATTGGTACACTTGAGGATGGTCCCATGGGCGAAGTTGTTCATGTGGCAACTGTTGGTGACTACATAATCAAGGGTGTTCATGGTGAATTCTATCCATGCAAGCCTGATATCTTCAAAGAGACATATGATGCCTGTCTTCCTGTGTACAGTAGTCCTGAGGGTAATGTATGAATGAGCATGGTAAGGGTCGTCATAAGATCCGCAACCTCAAAGATGTTGATCTGTCCACTCCAACAATCCTAAATAAGAATTCTGATAAGCGCATCCTCGCCACACTGGTTGAGGGACAGGACTATGTATTTGTTGGTCGTGGAAGCATCTATGGCAATCCATTCATCATCGATATTCATGGTGATCGAAATCATGTCTGTGATCAATACAGTCGATATGTCTTGAATCGTCCGGGCCTGATCACTCAGATTGAGCGCAATCTACCTGGTAAACATCTGGTGTGTTATTGTGCACCATATCGTTGTCATGCAGAGACCCTCATGAAGATTGCTAATAGCCCTCACAGGTACAGTCTTTAAATGTCATTCAGATACTTCATTGTCGACCTGGATGAGCTGCGTCCAGTGGTTGGTACTAATAACGACCAACTCGCCCGTGAATTTGGGGCACAACAGAATTATGTCGTTATTGATGTGGTTGATAATAGTTACAATCATAACGATGAAGTTAGTCAGATTAGAGATATTCTGAGCTTATGAACATGCAGGAATTATATTGGTACGTAACGATATATACTCCTTTGGTGAAGTCCAACGTCTGGCCGTGACGATACATCGGACATGAACAATGATTACGCTCAGTAGGTCACTGAGTTGGGTTAACTTGGTTGTTAACCTTCTGTGTAAGTCAGACGTCTAGGGGACGATACCATTCCTATAAACATACCACACAACCCGAGCAAGGTGCATGGGCTTGACTGTTAATCAATGGATAGCTGGGTTCGATTCCTAGATGTGGTGCCAAATTTGTGATCAGCACGAGAACTCACAGGTACTAGAGACAAAGCCTGCTTTGTGTGCAATAGTTTCCTAAACGGCTGTCGAGCAGTAAGGCGTGTGATGGTTTAACAACGGGTGAGACCACCTTTTCGTTAGCCTGAGAACTGCATCTTATGAGAAGTAAAACGAGGCGTCTGTATACGCCAATAGTCGCTGTGTCACAATCTAGTGGGTTTCCTAATTCTTCACTTAAAACAAATTAGACAGATTTAGCCCTATTAGCACAGTGGTAGAGCAACTGCCTTGTAAGCAGTAGGTCGTCTGTTCGATTCAGACATGGGGCACCAAGAAGTAAGTCGAAGACTCGGGATTGAATCTAACATCCCTGAGGACACTACAATGAAGAACAATTGTAGCGGTGTAGATGTCATCATTTATACACCTGAGTTCCAAGAATCAGAAATATGTTCAACCGGACCTGTCCGTTATACAGGAACTCTGTTGTGGGAGTAATGCCACATCCGCTTTTCTCGCTTAAGTGTGCGCAACAAATAAGCCAATACATCCATCGTCTAAAGGTTAGGACAGCTGGTTTTCAACCAACTAATCACGAGTTCGATTCTCTGTGGGTGTACCATTGTACTTAAGTAAGAACATTTCTGTTTAGATAAGTAACGCGTCAATGCTATCTAACTGGACACTTCCCATT